AGCGCCGACACTCTCGAAATTCAAAACCACAATAGATGTCAAACGTGCAGACAATAAATGCAAGGTGTAAGGAGGTGTTGTTATGCCGAAATACAAACAGCCTGAAGGGTCAATCCCTGAATCCGTGGAACAGGCATGGAGAGAACACGGAGAGATCGGAGCGGTTAAAGCTTCGATAATCAAATATGCGAAAGTATTGGACATGACCGACAGCGGAAGGGACATCAAACCGTTGGTCAGCGGTATGTTTGAAATGATTGACAGGCTCAATGCTATGGAAGCTAGGGACGGAAGCAAGAAGAGTGAAACTCCATTGCTCCAGATCCTGAAAGCATCGAATGGCTAGACAAGGAAATCAGAATCCGACATTTCATCATGCCGAACAATACGAAAAGACAGAAGGAATTTACGCTGCTCAATTGTCAGCATCTTATGATTTAAAACCTCATCCATGGCAAGAAGAAATTCTGAATGATTGGTTGGCGGTAGATGATGACGGAAAGCTGATTCATAGTTATTGCGTCTTGGAAGTTCCGAGACAGAACGGGAAAACAGGTGTCTCTGATCCGAGAGAGACATGGGGATTGATTAAGAGAGCAGAATCAATTCTACATACAGCGCAAGAGTTTCAAACAGCAAAAAAAGCATTCGACCGATTGAGAAGAAAATTCGGAACAAAGAAGAACGACCCATTTGCAGAATACCCAGAGCTGAATGCATTAGTTGACCATTACACAGTCAGCGCAGGACAGATGGTTCTTGACTTGGTGAATGGTGGTCACATTGAATTCAGAACACGTGGAAATAATTCTGATATGGGTCGAGGTGGCACGTTTGATTTAGTTGTTATTGACGAAGCTCAAGCATATACAGAAGCGCAAGATGCTTCATTGTCTCCGCTGAATTCCGCAGCGCCGAGTGGTTCACCACAAACAATACTGATGGGCACTCCGCCGTTAGTGGTCAATGGCGAAAAGGGAACAATCTTTGCAAGAGCGGTTGAAGGCTTCCATAAAAACCCGGAAGAACACAGTTGCATATCACAGTGGAGCGTTAATGAGATCGGAGACGTTCACAACAAAGACAGATGGTATGCGACAAATCCGTCATTAGGGTTTCAATTGCTTGAATCGGCATTGAGTAAAGATGCAAACAATATGTCAGAGGACACATTCGCAAGAGAGCATCTGGGATTTATGCCGAAGAAAGTTGAAATAATGAATTATGCCATATCAGAAGCGCTCTGGGACAGTTGCAAGTCAGACCAAATGAAGCCTGAAGGCAAGATTGCTTATGGGATTAAGTTTTCTGCAGATGGTTCAGAGGTTTGTTTGTGTGGTGCCGTTCTGACAGAGAACAATCAAGCAAGAGTGTCATTGATTGAACGTAAACCGACAGGACTTGGCACACAATGGCTCGCTGATTGGCTGAATCAAAGATATAAAGTCGCTTCTTGCGTTGTCATAGACGGAAAGAACGGTGTTGATGTATTGGTCGATAAGATTTCCGACACATGGCGCATGAAAGGTGCTGTTATTCGACCGACTGCAAGGGACATGATCGCATCGACAAGCACTTTGATGGATGCGTTGAGTGAAAAGACGGTTACATGGTACGAAAAGCAGACGGCATTGAAAGAAAGCGCAATTACATCGACAAAAAGACCGATCTCAGGCGGATGGGGATTCGGTGGACAGAATTCTGCTCCGATTGAAGCTTGTGCGCTTGCATTGTGGGCAGTGAAGAATTGCAAGAGAGATCCGAACAAACAGATGCGGATTGGATGAGGAAGTAAAAATGTTTAATTTCAATCTAACACCAGAATCAATTGTGGACTTCGACATCAACGAAGTTCCGAGACTTCAACAGTTGCTTGATGTTTACAACTATCATTTAAGCAAGAATGCCGAGAAAAACAAATATTATGAAGGAAAGATTTCTCTGAATGATGTCAATCTTGGAATCGCTCTTCCTGATGGCATGAAAAGACTTGAGATCGGATGCGCATGGGGAGCAAAAACCGTTGATGTATTGGCTGCAAGGTCAATGTTTGATGGTTTTGTCGGAATGGACGGAAACGAAGTTGCGGAATTAGATCAATTGGTTCTTGATAACAATCTGATTGCGGAATATGCCAAGAATTGCCGTGATGAATTGAAATATGGATGCACGTTTGCGACATTGTCCGCAGATCCCGACATCCGATGCAAGATAAGATTTCATTCACCACAGACGGCTGCTGCCTTGTGGAATGGAGAAAAAGGCAGAATTGATTGTGGTTTTGCTATCATCGACGCTGTGCCGGACGAGAAAGACTCCGCAACATGGATCCCGTCATTGATTAACTACTACACAGATGATTGTGTGTGGGAGATATTCAGAATCAATCAGATGTGGTACTCAAGAAGAAATCCGCACAAGATGGGAAGGCCATTGATGGAAGCTTTAATCTGGAATGCGACATCAAATAAGCCGTTTGGAAGGTCGAGAATAAAAGAACCTATCAGAAGATTGATTGATGGTTATGTCAGGACTATTGCAAACGCAACGATCGGTCTTGAATTCGCAACGTCTCCGCAGAAATATCTTCTTGGTGTTACTGATGAACAGTTTGACGCTGTTATCAATCAGAAATTCAAACAATATGTCGGCTCAATCATGACTTCGACTGTTAATCCTGAGACGGGTGAAAAGCCTTCATTCGGTCAGTTGCCACAGGGGAACATTCAGCCACACGTTGAAATGGTCAGAGTTCTTGCAACACAGTTCTCTGCTGCTTCTGGTCTTTCAGTGACTGACACAGGCGTTGTTAACGATGCAAACCCGACAAGCTCCGATGCGATTTTGGCTCAGAGTCAAACGCTCATTGCTATGGCTGAACAGTTGAACATCGGAAATGGCGATTCGCTCAGGACAATCGCTATGATGGCAACGGCAATTATAAATAATGTCAGTCTTGATGATTTGACAGAGGAGCAAATGGATGTTGTTGCACATTTCAAAAATCCTGCAATGCCAAGCGTAGCAGCTACGGCAGACGCAGCGCTGAAAATTGCAAGCGCAAGGCAGGGATTCGCTTCGACTGACACGTTTCTTGAGATGATTGGCTTTGACAAGGCAGACATTCGCAGAATTAAGGGGCAGGAAGCACGAAATCGTGGTCTTTCAGTCCTTGAGGAACTTGAATAATGAGTCAAATGTCATTGAACGAATGGAATAAATATAAAAATCTTCTTTCCAAGATAAGCAAAACGGCAGTTGATGAGTTTAGAGATGCTGTTTGGAAGACATCTGGAAGATTCAAAGGTGTTGGCCTTGGTAACATTCCGAGAGATGAGCTCATTGAATACGCTTATGGATTGGCTACAAAGTACGGCGAAGCATCTTCGGCGGTCGCTTCTGAGATGTATGATGCTATGGCTTTGTTGCAGAAGGCTCCTGTTCCGGCTGCAATTCCTGCTGAGACTGCTACATATTCCGAAGTTGCCAAGACTGTAAATGGAATTATCAAGAATACGGGCAGTGAGGAAGTCCTTGCACAAGGTGTTGGAAGGCTCGTTAAGATGGCTGGAACGGACACAATGTTGTCCAATGCATACAGAGATAGAAAGAGCGGAAAAGGAAGCCAAAAACGGCACACAGGAGCGGAAGTTGCTTGGATTCCAAGTGGTGATACTTGCCCGTACTGCGTAATGCTTGCAAGTAAAGGATGGCAGAAACAGACAGAATGGGGAGCAAACAATCATTCCGAACACATTCATGCAAATTGTGACTGCACATACATGGTCAGATTTAACAACGACTTCAATGTCGAAGGATATGACCCTGAGGAATACAAAGAAATGTATGACAGTGCAGACGGAAGCACACAGGAAGAGAAACTCAATTCCATGAGGCGTGAGGCTTATTCAGAAAACAAAGAAGAGATAAATGAACAAAAGAGATCCGCTTACGAGAAGCAAAAAGAACGAGAATCGAGCCAAGCAGAAGAAATTTCACTCAATGCTATAAATAAATTTGGTAAAACAATATCGTTTGAATGGCCTGACAGCTCGAATGAACGCAACCAAGAATTAAGAACGAATCAGGAAAATATACTTAAAAAATTGTCAAGTGAATACGACACTAGACTTGAAACTGTAAAAACTGGAGCTCATCAAGCTGCCGGTGATGTAGATATTACGGGACAAGTTATGAGACTTAGTTCTTCAAAAGCTGAAGATGCGATACATGAATTTGCTCATACGCTTGCGAACACAAACGCTGACAAGTACGGTTTGACAAATGACAAAGATTTTTGGGATGAAATGCGAAAGATAAGAACGTCATACAGAAAAGCCGTAAAAGATGACCATCGCAAACAAATAAGTTCTTATGCTGATTCGGGAAATCTTCTTGATGAATTCATGGCGGAAGCTTTTACACAGGGAAAGGCGAAAGAATTAGGTGTTGAATTGCCTGATAAATACGGAAATGATTACACATATTCCGATTTGGTAATGAAAACAATAGATAAATACTACAAGAAAAAATGATTAACTAAGCATCCAACAGGGTGCTTTTTTAATACAAAAAATGGCAACGTAAGCCCAAATTACGGTCAATTTTACTCATTGGAGGACACTTATGGAAACTGTGAATCAGGATGCAACTATGAACAATGAAAACGATCAGAATTCGGTGGATGTGAAGACATTCACACAGTCAGAAGTCAATGCAATTGTCGCTGACAGACTCAACAGAGAAAGAGCCAAGTTTCAGGACTATGACGCATTAAGACAGAAGGCGGAACAGCTCGACAAAATCGAAGAAGCAAACAAGACCGAGCTTCAAAAGGCTACGGAGAAGGCGACAGCACTTGAAGCTGAATTGTCAGCCATGAAGAAAAACGAAGAGATCAGAACATTGAGAGACAAAGTTGCAAAAGAAAATGGAATCCCGGCGGAATTGTTAAGCGGTAGCACTGAGGAAGAATGCATGGCACAGGCAAAAGCGTTAATTGCTTTCAGAGAGTCATCTTCAAACACAGGTTATCCCAGCGTAAGAGACGGCGGAGAGATCCATAACACAAACAAAGGAACGACCCGTCAGCAGTTCGCTGATTGGGCGAATAAAGCATTTGGTTAAACGGAGGAAAAATACTATGGCATTAGTTGGTACACCTACAAACAGAACATCTATCGATCTTCCTGTTGACGTATCAAGAGAGATACTTCAGAAGATGCAGGAAGGCTCAGCAATCATGAAACTCGCACGTCAGATCGCTCTTCCGGGCAGAGGCGCTGCAATCAATGTAATAACATCAGATCCGACCGCTGCATGGGTTGGTGAAACATCTGCAAAGCCTGTTTCAAATCCTGGTCTTGAGACAAAGATCATGAGAGCATACAAGCTCGCAGTCATCGTTCCGTTCTCAAACGAGTTCAGACGTGATGTTTCTGCTCTTTATGATGCACTTATCGAGAAATTGCCCGGAGCACTCGGACAGAAATTCGATAACACTGTATTTGGCGGAACACAGGCTCCCGGATCTGACTTTGACACATTCGCAAACGTAACCGCACAGGCAATCGGCGGAACACTTACATATGCTGGCCTTGTAGCAGCAGATGGTGACATCGCAGCTCATGGCGGTATCATGAATGGTATTGCACTTGCTCCTCAGGGCAAGAGTGTACTTCTTGGCGCTGTTGACGGAAACGACAGGCCTCTGTTCATCAACAGTGTTGCAGAAGGTGCTGTTCCTATGGTCCTTGGCGCAAGAACAGAGATCACAAAGGGCGCTTATGTTGCCGGAACATCTCCGAATCCCAACGTAGTTGGCTTTGCTGGTGACTGGTCACAGGCTCTTTATGGAACAGTTGAAGGCGTTAAGATTGATTATTCTTCAGACGCAACGCTCGTTGTTGACCAGAACACCACAATCAATCTGTTCCAGCAGAATATGTTCGCAGTTCGTGCAGAGATCGAAGTTGGCTTCCGCGCTGATACTTCTGTATTCAATGCTCTTACTGACGCTACATCTTAATGATTAAGCTTATCAACAAGACAACCAAAACTCCGATGTGGGTTGCGGATGATCGCAAGAACGAATATCTGGAGGCAGGTCACAAGCCTGCTTCCGATTATGCGAAAAAGCCTGTTGAGGAAGTAAAGGTTGAAGTGGCTAAAGCAAAAAGCGAAGTCAAGGAAGTTGAAAAGACATTAAAAAAGAAATGAGGTGGTTCAATGGCTTATGCTACGGTTGAAGATGTTCAGACAAGAATGACAAGAATATTGTCTTTGGATGAACAAGCATTGGTAACCACTTTATTGGATGATGCTGCCGTCATAATTGATTCATACAATGCTTCGGCAACGGCAGACAGTAAAAAAATAGTATCTTGTCGAATGATAATCAGAGCAATTGGAGACGGTGAATCTGATGTCCCTATCGGAGCAACACAGGGGTCAATGTCGGGTTTGGGATATTCTCAAAGTTGGACAATGAGCGGTGGTTCTTCTGGCGAAATGTATTTGTCTAAGTTGGAAAAACATATGCTTGGATATGGTGACAAAATCGGAACATATTCTCCTGTTCAGGAATTAGTGGAGACGGAAACATGAAGACAGTCACAGTTCAATTAGTTGAAAAAACGCAAATCGGGACGGATGCTTTTGGTGCTCCTATATATGACGAGCAGTTGGCTCAGATAGACGGATGCCTTGTCGGACAGCCAAGTTCTGATGACATCGTCAATGTTCAGGAAATGTACGGAAAGCACATTGCATATGTAATCGGAGTTCCTAAGGGTGATTCGCATAATTGGACAGATACAGACGTGATTGTGTTTGGTGAACGATTTCATACAATTGGTTATCCAGAGACAGGCATACAAGCAAATATCCCGTTGAAATGGGGTAAAAATGTCAAGGTCGAACGCTATGGCTGATTATGTATTTGTAAAAAATGATGCCGGAATAAGAAAGCTGTTGCAGTCTCCTGAAATGCTTGCGGAGATGGAAAAACAGGCTTCAAAAATCGGTGGTGACGAAATCAAACCTTTTGTCGGTTTTGATCGTGCAAAGGTTTTTGTTTCAAAAGGTAAAACGAAATGATTGATGTGATTCTGAAAAATTATCTCGAAGAACAAATTGAAGATACAGAAATTGTGTTTGAACAGCCGGCAAACAGACCAAGCATCTATGTTTTGATTGAGAAGATAGACGGCGGAGAAACGAACAAAATCAAAGCTTCGACATTCTCAATTAAGACTAGAGCATTAAGGCAATACGATTCGGCGGTACTTAACGAGCAAATCAAGGATGCCATGTTTGGAATTATCGTTCTTGATGAGGTGTCTGGCATACGTCAGGGCGGAGAGTACGGCAGAATAGATACATCCAACAAGATGTATGAATACGAAACAATCTGGAATATATATCATTATTAGGAGGAATAAGTAATGGCAAACAACGCATTGAATGTTACGGCTGGTAAGCCGAAAATATCAGGTGCCGTTTGGGTTGCTCCTACAACAGCAACTCTTCCGACTGATGCAACAACAAACCTCAGCGCAGATTACACTTGCCTCGGTTATGTGTCAGAGGATGGACTTGAGAACAACAATGAGTTGACAGTTTCTTCAGTTAAGGCATGGGGCGGTAACATCGTTCTTCGTTCTCTTGAAGAAATGGTTGATGAGTTCTCATTGGCTCTGATCGAGAGTGAAAATGTTGACGTTCTGAAAGCCGTTTATGGTGATGCAAACGTAACAACAACAAACGATTTAACAGTGGTTGATGTTAAAGCTGAGGATCCTGTTGAGAAGATATGGGTGTTTGAGCTTGCACTCAGAAACGGTGTTGCAAGACGACTCGTCATTCCGACAGGTGCTATTGTTTCAAGAGAAGCAATAACATACAACGACAGCGACCCGGTTGCATATGGCGTTACAATCAGCGCATATCCTGATTCAAACGGCTCAACTCACAAAGAGTACACAGAGACAGTATAATTCACGGAGGTTTAAATGGTCGAGGGTAAAACAAAAAGTGGCATAGAATTTAAGCTGAATGAAGCGATAAAGGACGATGCAAGATTCCTTTATTATCTTTCAAAGTTTCAAAACAAAGACATTCCGCTTGAGGAACAGAGCAAAAATCTCATGGGATTACTTGAGTTAATATTCGGAAGTGACGAAGGCGTAATCAATTTCATGAATGCGGTTGCATCTAAAAACGAAGGTGTCTGCAATGTCGCAGTTATGATGAAAGAAATGAATGAAATGTTTGAAGTTTTGAACGTAAAAAACTGATGATCCTCGCTCGCATGATATGTGTTGGCGAGGATGATTTAATCTGCGATTTAGCGGAAACATATGGAATTTTGAATTACAAACAATTGATTGAGTCGTCTCCGAGTTTGGTGGCGACTCTTTCTGTTGGTTTGAGTATGGATTCCAGAATTAAACGAAAAATGATTGGGTGCGAGCTGACGTTAGATCAAATACTCGCATCTTTAATTTTAGACGGCATCAACACTTTGGTTTGGTTCGGTACAAAAGACGGTGCCAAAGGACGAAACAGACCCAAATCTATTTATCGTGCACTTATGGGATTGGATAAAAAACCAAAAGACGAATTAATGGCTTTTGATTCTCCAGAAGCGTATGAAGAATGGATGATGTCGAAGCGTAAGGAGTGGAACAATGGCTGATACTATCGGAACAGCGTATGTGCAAGTTGAACCATCGTTTGATGGTGTTGTGCCTAAAATAGACAAAGAATTCGGCGGAGCTGGAGAAAGTGGCGGTAAAACTTTTACTAAAGGTTTCGGCTCTGTTATGAAGGGATTCGGAGCTGCAACAGTTGGAGCAGGAGTTGCGATTGGTTCTCTTGGTTCAAAATTTGTGTCAGCAACAAACGATGTGGCATCTTACGGAGACAACATTGACAAGATGTCGCAGAAGATGGGATTGACATCTGATGCTTATCAGGAATGGGACGCAGTAATGCAACATTCTGGAACAAGCATGGAAACGATGAAAACATCCATGAAAACGCTTGCCAATGCTGCCGAAACGGGAAACGCTGCATTCGCTGAATTAGGCATCACAGAAGAACAACTCGCAAATCTCGATCAGCAGGGACTTTTTGAAGCTACTATTGCCGGATTGCAAGGTGTTGAAGACACAACGCAGAGAACATATCTCGCAGGAAAACTTCTTGGCCGTGGTGCAACGGAATTGGGCGCTCTTTTGAATACTTCCGCAGAAGACACACAGGCCATGCGTGATAGAGTTCGAGAATTAGGCGGAGTAATGTCTGAAGACGCTGTCAAGGCATCCGCAGCCTTTCAGGATCAGATGCAGGATATGCAGACATCATTCCAAGGATTGAGCAGAAATCTCATGTCGCAGTTCTTGCCGGATGTGACAATGGTTATGAGTGGATTGACAGAGATTTTCAGCGGTAATTCCGAGGAAGGTCTTGCACAAATATCTCAAGGGGTGTCGAGCATCGTTGATGGAATAGTCCAGGCACTACCACAGCTTGCAAGTACGGGAATGCAAATCATTGAATCACTTGCAACGGCGCTAATCGACAATCTGCCACAGCTCATTCAAGTTGGCTTTGACATCATTTCTGAGATTGCAACATATATTTTGCAGAATCTCCCGATGTTAATTCAGACAGGTTTGCAGATTATAGCGCAATTGGCATTGGGCATCGCTCAGGCGTTACCACAACTCATTCCGACGATTGTTGAGACTGTATTGACGATTGTTCAATATTTGATTGACAACATAGATTTATTGGTTGATGCGTCAATTGCTATCATCACAGGACTCGCACAGGGGCTTATAACAGCATTGCCGATTCTGATTGAAAAAGTACCTGAAATTATTCTGAAGTTGGTTCAGGCAATAACAAGTAATCTTCCGCAGATTATTCAGGCTGGTGTTGAGATCATTGTTTCACTTGTGAAGGGTGTTGTTCAGGCAGTTCCGCAGTTACTCACAGCAGTTGGCAACTTCTTGAAAGACTTTGTGACAACGATAATCAATTTCATTCCTCAGTTCATACAAGCTGGAAAAGATATGATTTCAGGATTGTGGCAAGGTATCAAAGAGGCATGGTCAACATTGAAGGGTAATTTGAGTGAATTGGCTGATGGCCTCGTTGCATCAATCAAGGCAAAGTTTCAAATCGGTTCACCTTCAAAAGTTTTTGCAAATGAAATTGGACAATGGATTCCTGCCGGTATTGCAGAAGGTATTGAAGACGGAAGCGACGTTCTGACATCTGCTATTGATGACATGACAAATTCGACATTGACTCAGAGCATCAATTCAGACTTTGCTCAGAGTTCACGGATGATTCAGTCAGCAAACGCATCAATGAGTGGTGGTTCTGATGGCCTTTACAGTCTTTTGAGCGAATATCTGCCGGTCATTGCACGTGGTTTGGCTGTTAATGTCAACATGAGCCCAAACACAGACAGGTTGTTCGACATGATGGTTGAAAGAAACAATGTTCTTATGAAATCGAACGGTGGCGGAGGTGTATTCGCATGACTTTTAAAATCGGATTAAAAGATTATTCAGCTCACGTTATTGACGGGACTTACAAAATAAACCGCATTCCGAAGTACAAAGCATGGAATGACGGCTTCGGGAACAGACACAGAGATCAACGGGTTGCAAAATTTGAAGGAACATTGGAATTGATGTTCAAGGACATGAACGACCATGCAACTTTTCTCAATGATTTGGATCTGGCGAAGCGTGGTTCCGAACAAACCTATTTTTTGACAGTTACCGCCAATAACTTTGAACCGACAACAAATAATGTGATATATGCTTTCGTTGATATAAACGACATCACAAGAGCATTAAAGGGTGACATGACAGACTACATGAAAGCGTACAAGGTTACCATTACGGAGTCATAATAATATGATTATTCCAGAACAACTCAAAAACAAATTTATAAACAGGGACGGAATCAAAGTGGTCAAGCTTGAGTTTCCGTCTCTTGGGTTGACGATAAATAACGACAAGATCTATGAGGACACACTGAGCCTTGAGGAACGACTTCTCAGCAGTGATTCAATAGAATTTGTCGGATGTCTAAGTTCTATATTTTCTATTGAAATTCACGACGTACCACAGAATCTTAAAAATCAAAAAATAGTTGTCAGCATGACGATGCAAGGAGAATCGACATGGATTCCTCTTTTTGTTGGTTATGTTGATTCGGTCAAGACAAGACTTGAAGATAGTTGGAAGGGTCTGACTTGTTACGATGAGCTGACGTACAAGGCGAACAATGTTGATGTGTCAGCATTTTATAACAGCCTGTTTCCGTCAGAATCAACAACCAAGACGATTAAGCAGTTCCGTGATGCGCTCTTTAGTCATCTTGGTATTACGCAGGAAACACAGATACTTGTAAATGACAATGTGCTGATAAAGAAAGAATACGATCCGAAGTTGCTTGATGGTTTGAAAGTCATTAAAGCAATATGCCAATTTAATGGTGTATTTGGACGTATAAACAGATATGGCAATTTTGAATATATGACATTGTCGGGAAGCACAGAAGGCTTATATCCTAGTTTATACACGTTTCCGGGGGCAGAAACATATCCCGGTGGTGAAGTCATTTCTGATGATGGTTTGCAGACCATATTGTTATACATGGACATGGAATATGAAGATTTTAAAGTTCATGCCATTGACAAGGTTCAGATTCGCAAGAACGAGGATGATGAAGGGACAATCTACGGCACAGGTTCAAATATATATGTCGTTCAGAATAATATGTTTGCATACGGCCTTGAGAGTTCAGTTCTTCAGACTGCTGCCGAAAATATATATTCAAAAGTCAGTGGATTTGATTATATACCTTTCGATGCAGTTCAGCCCGGTTATCCATTTACTGAAGTTGGAACAAAGGTTCAATACATCATAGCGAATTACACAGGCTCAAGCGGTACGATCGTTTATAAGAGTTCGTTTGTTATGAACAGAAGACTGAAAGGCATTCAGGATCTGACTGACGAATTCATAGCAAAGGGCAAAGAGTTCCAGAGTGTATTCATTTCTGATTTACAGATGCAGATTGACACTATCAAGCGCAATGGTGGTGGTGATGATGTTTACACCAAAGAAGAGACAGACGAGCGAATTGAAGAGTTGATTGACGAGAAAGGGCAGAAGTTTGTTTCGTGCTCAAGTTTGCCATCTCCGTTAGAACCGAACACAGTATATCTGATTCAGGGCGATATAACGATTATGTGAGGTGGTACGGATGGGAAGACAGAGGAATTTGCAGACGCAGAGTGCAAGGCTGTTTTATGCGAATCATGACCACAGAGAAATCGTTCTGAATGGAGAATATATCAACGGAGTGTATGTGCCGAGCGATACTGAAGAATACATGGACAAGGATGTGGCTTGGCGGAAGTACAAGAAGAAGTCGATTCTTTGCGGAATAAATTTTGATTATGCTCAGTTTTGTTCCGTCGATACAGCAAACAAATTTGTTTCGTTTTCACCTGATAATTACATCGGAGAAGACGTTTTTTTGTATGGTAGTGATTTTGTCAGATACGGAAATTGGTTATCAAAGAACGGATATGACTTCAAAGAAATAGATCCTGAACAACACTGGGCATTGGGTGAGAATTACAGATTCGCAGAGCAATATCCATACGATTACACGTACAATCAGCAGACCCGACAGCACGATTTGAGTTGGACAGGCTGGGATTGGTCAGAGGGTGAAGAGTTCGCAAAGGTCACGGAGCTTGGACATCTTACAATGACCGATTCTGAACAGAAGAGCAATCTGCATCCGTGTGGTGAAGCAAGAGACGGGTTATTTGCTGACAGAACATGGACAGTTCGGATTGGCGAACAATATCCGTATACATATCACCATTACATCGAGTTGTGGCACATAAACAGCAGTGGTTTCCATTTGGTATATACGGATGATTACACGGATTCGAGCCAAAACACAAAGAGGTTATATCCAACGAACATATACAGCCATGGCGGAAGATACTGCGGTGTTACATGGTGGCACAACGCACAGAGCACACAAGGAGTTCGGCTCTGGACATCGACAGACGGAGACTCATGGACATATGTTGACATGATAAATGAAACGGCTTCAACGCTCGTTCCCGGAAATGTTTGTGTCAGATACGGGAATGGTAATTGGCTGTTTTATGTCAAATACAGCTCAGGCGGTCAGTATAAATGGATTCTGAAATCATCGACAAACTTATCATCGTTCTCGAATTTGACTTTGAGCAGATATGTTGACATTCCGATGTTGCCGTACGCTGACGGAATACACGGAGACATCGAGGACGGAACGGACAAGTATTTGAGAATCATTCTAAACAATGTTGACGGGACGATTCCTGCGGAGCTGGGCGAAACATATTACGCAAGCGTCGATTCGGGAAGAGCAACAGGATCCTCATGGGGTGACGGAAGATTCTTCACGATCGAGGACGGAACGATGTCAAACGACCCTGCGACGTTCACGACAGTTGGATGGCAGACGGATTATGATTCCGAAGCCGATGAAGATTATTTTGTTTTTTATTCATGTAATGTTTTATTCACGGCAAATCAGAACAATTTTGCTTTTTTAAAACGTCCGCCAGAGCATCCAGAGTTACAAGAGAATCATGAGATTGTAGCGAGTGATGATTATGTGTGGACTCCGCCAAACAATATCTGAAAGGAGATATAAGAAATGGCAAACTATACAAAGGTATTTACAAAGCCGTATGCGGACGGTTATGAGGACTTGCCAAGTCAAAATACACCAATTACGGCAGAAACGCTTAATGATAAGGACGATACGCTTGAGCACATCGAGGATTATTTATACGACAATCCGATTGCGGAAGTTGTGGACAATCTGACAACGAACGATGCGTCAAAGGCATTGAGTGCTAAACAGGGCAAGATTCTGAATGATACAAAGTTGAATGTAAATGACTTGCCAAATTCAGAAGTTCAGACAAGTGATGACGGACAATTCACGACCGTAACAGGCGGTTTAATGCAGAAGTGTATCGTGGATTTAGAGCCGATACAGAGCGGAAGCGGCACACCAACTCCGAGTAATGTTAGAACTATCAGTGGACATACACAGGTGCAAGTGGGGAATTGTGGGAAGAATGTATTTGATGAAGTTTACCCTAACATTGAATCATATACAAGTGCGACAGTTGCTTATAAAGCAATAGCGGTGTCTAATGGCACATATACGATGTCAACCAATGCACCCAAAAATATATCAGAAAATGCTAATCTGTTTCTTTTGGAAGGAAATGTTCAAACAGGAGCAAGCACGGCTAATAATGGTGTATCGGTTGGAATATCAAGAACTGTTGAGTCTGTAAATGGGTATATAACTGTCGGATATAGAATGACAGATGGAGTTGACCCAAGAAATTACAATGTTCAAATAGAAAAAGGCTCACAGGCAACAGAATACGAACCCTACAAAGGCTACACCACAATAATCAACCTAGGCGGTACATATTACGGTGGTGTTCTTGATGCGGTCAGTGGGGTGTTGACGGTTACGCATGAAATTGTGGATTTAGGTACGCTATCTTGGACTTATGATACAAATGTTAATTATGCACCAAGATTTTTTTCAATAAATCTTTTGTCTTTAATTAAAAAACCTGCCACAGGAACAACACAGGCAAATATTCTTTGTAGTATTTTTGAAGCGACAACAGACAGTGAGCTTGGTAAAAAAACTAGTTCGATAGACAATGCTATTGCAGTAACTCCCACAGGATGGGTATATATAAAAGATACGGCATACACAGATGCTTCGGCTTTCAAAACCGCTATGAGTGGAGTTATGTTGTGCTACGAATTAGCCACACCACAAACAATCCAACTCACTCCCGCTCAGCTCGAAACTTTAGTCGGGAAGAACGATGTGTTTGCTCCGTTAGTTGGGCAGACGATTGAGAGCGTCGAATATAGAGAAGTGTTGGCAATAGATGACGTTCCAAAGGCTATCCCGTATGAGAATGTTGCTCCCGATATGGGGACAGGTGAAAATAGAACTTATTTCAGAATTAAGAAATATGGTCGCTTGGTTCAACTAGAATTTATACAATCAAATTATTGGATGGTTGTAGAACAACAAACTAAGGTTGTTTTCGGTGTTTTACCCGATGGTTATTATGATAAGCAACCTTCGTCAATGTTACATCCCGATGTTGAATTTGAATATCCGTTTGTTAATGAAACCACTACTAATCAGTATGACAACAGAAAGTTGTTCATAAACATGGTAAATGGCGAGGTTTATTCTGTATACCAAGCAAACGATGTAATTCATCCAATGGGTAGTTTGATATACATTCTCGACCATGATTAAGAAAGGAGATTGAATCATGAAATATGCGGTTATTAAATGTGTAAATGGCAACTTCGCAATTGCAAGTGAACACGGCGAGGATTTTGAGGGCGCAAAAAACTCTTGGGACAGTTTGAATATAACCCACAGAAACGCTCCAGACGTTCTTGACGCTACTATCTCTATTGTTGACGAGCGCAACATGATTGTCGGTAAGTATTCTGAATATATTCACCATGACCCTCAGCCCGAACCAACCACCGTTGTTGAACCGAGTGAACCAACAGAGGAACAAGGAGAGTAATAAATGGCAGCATCACAGGCTACTCAAATAGAGTTTATCAAAAAAGTAGGCCCTTTGGTACAGGCTGAATGTGCTAAACGTAAGCTTACTAATGTATCTCTTTGGACATGTATCGTACAGGCTTGTCATGAGTCTGGCTATGGTACATCAAAACTTATGAAGGATGCTAATGCATATTTCGGAATTAAAGCTACTGAAGCTTGGGTTAAAGCCGCTAAGTATGGCGGTAAGATATATGTGTCAAAAACCAAAGAGTGCTATGATGGTAAGAATATGAAAAATATTGTAGATGGTTTCAGAGCTTACAATAGTATGGCAGATTCAGTTGCAGATTACTTCGATCTGATAACAGGGTCAAAATTATACAAAGGATCAGTAGGAAAACCAACAGTTAAAGATTGCTTAAATTATATTATTACGAAAGTAGTAGTTAATGGTAAGCATATCTCAGGTGGCTACGCTACGGGTCCTAATTACGTTAAGCATGCTATGGGTGTTTATAATGCCCATAAGCAGCTTATAGAAATGTACAGAGTCGATGAAACTAACATGCCAAAACACCTTCAGGAGAGGAGAATTCTGAAGAAGGGTATGGATGGCTCTGATGTAATAGTAATGCAGCAGAAGCTTATAGCCGCTGGATATTCTTGCGGTAAAACTGGAGCAGATGGTAAATTTGGTCCTGCTACTCTGGCTGCAGTTAAGAGATTCCAGGCAGACAAAGGTATCGTCGTAGACGGTATCTGTGGTCCTGTTACATGGAATAAACTTGGTTAACTTTCCGCTGGGGGCTTTATCACCTCCTTTCAAATTCCCGGTTATCCCTCCATATTCTGGTTTTGTTCACTTAGGCCCCCAGCATTTTTGTTAATACATTTTACGCCAAGTCCAGGGTTAGAAGTTTAATAAAGACCCTGGATATTTGGTGTATTATAGCTTAATAATAGAAATAGAGGAATACTATAATGGATAGCATACTTGATACTATTAAAAAACTCTTGGGCATTGATCCTTCGTATACACCGTTTGATGCAGATATTATTATACACATTAATTCTGTGTTTAATATATTACAGCAGCTTGGTGTAGGTCCTGCATTTTCTATAGATGATAATTCAACAACTTGGGATGAATACACGACAAATGCAGATGTATCAATGCTCAAAACATATATGTACCTTAAAGTTAAAATGATATTTGATCCACCATTAAGTTCTGTGTCTGCAAGTGCTTACAACGAAACTATAAAAGAATTAGAATGGCGTTTAAATGTCGCTGTAGATCCTGGAAAGGAAGAATCATGATCGGTGATTATAAAGAAGTATTCTTCGATGTTTACTGTCCAACATGTAAACACAGAAATGAGCCGGAAGTTAAGTACGATGAAAAAGGTAAAGTAGAATACGATACATGTAACCAGTGTCTTACTGTTCCGGCTCGAATAGATTCACATAAACCAGAGAAATGGGAAGGAGCAATAGAATAAAAAAGGCGATAAACTACTCACAATATGTTAATTAATATTCCCAATCTCTGATTTCAGCCATTCAAGGTCTCTTTTAGTATATATTTTTCTCAGTTATGTCACTTATATGGTGTCCTACGAGCCGCTTAATAGCATATATTCATATACACAAGAGACCTTTGTAATGGTTACGAGATATTTTAGCAATCCGCAATTAAAACATGTTTCTTAATGAACAGTAGTAGTGGTGTAATGGGAACACAGCAGGAATTATAACCTGACAGATTTGGGTTCAAATCCCAACATAAACTACTTTTATTTTTTTTCACGCCTCCTTAATTTTTACCCGCAATTCAGACATGCCTCTTAATGAAGTATAAACACTTTTATAAGGAGGATAAATAAATGAAAACCAGAATTATAGCATTTCCATTTGACGACGAAAAGGAATTAAACGCGAAAGTAAAATTGCTCAAAACAATAATAGGTGATAATAATGTATATACGGGCAGTTTAACTGGCGTTGTATTACCGGAAGTTGCTGTCAGATGTAATAAAGCACAATGGAAAGAAATAAGATTTAAACTAGACTTACAAAAGAGTTATTATTAGAATTAAAGGCTCATGGATATTTCATGGGCCATTAATTTTTCTCCGCAAGATGCGCATGACATATTATGAGAACATTAACACGTATAAAAGGAGGAAATTTATATGATTATAGCAGAATACGTTCATTGGAGAGATGTAAATTGTAGTATTCATGGAGGATATAAGTTTATTATAATGTGGAGTGATCATACATGGGATGAATTTAAAACACCTACAAGTGATTATTATATAAAAGGTAAAACTTATAAACAAATCATGAATCTTAATAAAGTAGTATCTTCAAAAATGAGCAAAGAAGAGGCAATAAGATATATAAACGAGAAATTTAAAGAGTTTTAGTTCAACTAAATAAAATTGGGAATCATGGATATTTCATGGTTCCTTATTTTTTCGCAAAATAAACATGCTTCTTAATGAACAGGAGCTAGAAATCCAGAGATGGAGGGCCTAATGGTGTAATGGTTAGCACGCTCGAAAGAGAAGCAACAGTTCAAAGCTGTTTGAATACCTGTTCTATATTTTTTCTCCGCAAGATGTACATGATATGTAATAGAAAGGAGGTATACAATATGTATAATAAAGACAAATTTTTAATGGTAGAGGTTTCTATAGAGAGGGCAGATTATGCGAGTGAAACATTAGTCGAAGATTTAATTAATTGGACGGAACACTTGTATCTAGTAGAAGATGGAGAAATTATTAGATACAAAGGTTTACTTCCAAAGAAGGAGGTTGAAGATATTAGAACACTTGCAGAGGTTTCTCCTTATGGAGGAGGCTACGAGATAATAGTTGAAGGATTAAACATTTGTGACCACAGAACAAATAGATATTTTAGAAAGGCTTAGAGAAATCTAGGCTCTTTCTTTTTCTGCGCATTTAATACACACCTCTTAATAGAAAGGAGGTAATTTGTATGAAGACAGGTTTTATAACTACAGATTATGTTGAAATAAATAGTAACTATTATTTAATAAAAGCAATAAAAAGTGGATTAACTATATTAGATTATAAGGAATGCAGTCACTTAAAAATTGCAGGTTTTAAACAATCATTTATAAAATATTATATTTCAACAGCTATTCGTAGCATAAAAGATGGACAAACAATAAAAAATGAAATTACCAGACTTATCTCTGTATTAACTTGGAGATAAAAGTGGTGGCTCATGGATATTTCATGGGCCATTAATTTTTGCCTTTCAATCCGCAATTCAAACATGCCTCTTAATGAACGGAGTGTGGTCCGTATGTGTCTTTGACAGACATTATATTTTTTACAGTTCACCCCTCGGAATTGTAGGACCACATTCGCCGTTCCATTTATTTGAAAGGAGAAATTAAATATGGAAATGATCTTAAAGTCTACGACAATGAACGTAGCAAAAATCAATGTGGAGAAGCAGAAGCTCAAAGAGGTAACAGAGGAACTTAAGAAGAGACACATTAAGTTCTCAATGATCATCGTAAAGAAAGACAAGGAATGGAATTACATATTAAGGATATTTAATTGTAGTTCTATAGTTTTCGATTTAATGGAGATTCTTATGGTATCATGATCAATTATTTATATACATTTGTCAATGATGAAGATTATGAAGATTTTGTATTCGAGGAGGACAGTATCTTATCAACATCTATAGACGAGGTAGAACCGGATAATTTATATGATATGAACGACAACTTAATAAAGTATCAGTGGTATATAAGATTACGCCACGACAGCACTAAAGACACAACTTTGTATAGGCATTTTTATAGAAAATGGAGGTTAGAGAAAGAAGATGAATACATTTGCACTACTGAAGTACAAAGAAGAAGCTATAAAGATATTTATGGATTTGAAGAGGAACCCGGAAAGACAACGCGACCTCCTTGTCCTCCTGAAGGATAATGGATTCGTGGAACTCGCAGTGTTCCTTAATAAATTAAGAAAGGAGTTTATGTGATAGACTTCGATTTCTTATGCTTGTTAGCAATGTTTGTTTTAGGTTCATTAATTTTTATGGGTCTATTATATTTAGTAATGTATATTACAGCAGTGGTATTTTTATGGATTGCAAATAAAGTGATTGACTTTATAAAAACTTATATTTAATGGAAAGGATGTCATTAAAAATGAATGCTGATATAAGAAGATTAGAAGTGCTGGAAATGCACAAGAAAGATTTAGAACTTATAGAAGACTTGAAGAAAGTAGTTGATAATCAGGAATCAAGGATAACCATTTTAAAAGAAATGGTACATTTACAGAATGAAAGAACAGATGCGTGTTCAGAAGCAATTCTTGAACTTGTAAAGATCGTATCAGACTTAATTGATGAAGTCGAGAAATTTAAAAAGAAAAAGAAGTAATTTTGTTTTAAGCTCATTAACTTTTATATTTAGGAGGGAATAAAAATGGCTAAATTTAAAAATTTTATGAAAAACTTTGAGGGCAAAGAAGTTTGTATAGGCGCTAAGGACGGTACCAGTTTTATGTACATAGGTCCCTGGAATGAGAGGGCTCTTATTATATTAAACGAGCAGATCCAGAATTTCAGAGAAAGAACTGAGAACTCTATTCCTAGACTCTATAAGAGCATGGAAAGCAGAGCTAAGATGTCTTTCGAGTTTAAGGATACAAAAATTCAAGGTAAACCGGTAACTGCAGAGTACTTATTGGTACAGCACTGTGAAGAGATCGGTAAGATGGTTAATAGATATAGAAAGGCTAAGGCTTATTCTAAATCTTTTATTAACTTAGAAGATCGTCATGTTGTTGACAATTATATTCGTGAAACAGACGGAAGAACTGTCATAATGATCTCAGGTTCAGAATACGGTAGTTTCTGGGTTAGAGAAGAAGTCCAGCAGTATGAAATATTAAAACTATTGAAGAAGGGTATGGACATCAGCAGCATCTCACAGGAACTTGGATATTCTGTAGAAGAGATCGAAGCCTTACTCAAAAATTATGAAGAGAATAAAGAAAAGGCTAAGAAGTGAAAGGAGGGTAAAGAATGAGATCAATAGCTTTTAAGTTTTTTCAGGGTGTTTTAACTGTAAGATACGGTTTTGTAAATAAAATGGGTGTCATGAGAGTATTTGATCGTGAGGTAGCTGCTTCCGGTATAGAGCCGACTAAAGGATATATAAAGTGTCTAATGGTCGGTAAGAAACAGGGGACCATACATAATAATTTCATATGGTTTGAATGGGATGGTACTACGGAGCAGGAAGATGAAGATCTGATATTTAAGGCAGCAAAGATATTTAAATACCGCGAAAACATGATGCTTCACGAGTACCAGAAGAAGATCGAGGACTGCATAGAGCATGAGAAAACTCTTGATGAGATCTTATTTGACAAGGAGGGAAAATAAATGGATAATGGATTTTTAGATTCATTGGTAACAACAATTGACACATATCAAACAGCATACAATACATTTTTAAGAGAAAATAAGGGTGATAAAGAATTGGCAAGAGAATTAACTAATGATTGGTGGCATGGATTAATGATATCATGCGGAATAGCGAATCAAAAGAATAACTCTGATGACGAATGGATGGATTAATATATGAACAGGAGAATAAAGAAGAAAAGAACCAAAATGATTTTAAATGATATTCATGGGAGGATTAAGAATTATTATATTAATCCAATTTCTAGAATATGTGCTGCATGCAGGCTTAATAGTATTCCTTTCCAGTATCATATGGAGCTTACACCAAAAGAAGAAATTGAGTGGTTAGGCCAGTTCAAAAATTATATGCGGCCTGCCGATTTTTATCGCGATAATAGAATAATGTATCCGAATGATGAGGATTGTGTATTTGACGCTATTTGGTGTTTCGGCTCATGGGGTAAAGAAAAAGGATATGTCGAGACTTATCATGAATTAGGTGTAGATGAATTCGGAGATCCTGATATTATGACAGCAGAAGCAGCATTTAAAATTATATTCGAACATTGGAAAAGTAATAGTAGAGTTTTATTAGAGGAGGATTAAAATATGAAATATTATTCAATTTATTTTGCTAATGTTACAGAACTTAGATATATTATGTCTAAGGTATTTATGCTGTTAAATAGAAACGGTATTTATTGTGTATACTTTAATAAAATGGGCGAAGGTCATTACAATTTAGAAGTTGGTGATAAATTAACATTTGTGTGTCTTGCAAGAGGAACAACACGTATGGGATTTTATCATCTTGATGATTTAAACATATTAGATGCCTATGGTGGATCTTATGATCCAAAATACATATATAATTGGATTATGGACAAATGCAGATGCAATTTCAGATGTGATAATGGTTTAAGTGCTTCAACTAGGGCAAAAGATTACTTTGAATACACTAGTTATCCGCAGATCAAAAAAGTTATATTTAATGATCCGGCTACTATAGTATTCTGGAGTGATGGGTCTAAGACTATAGTTAAGGCACAGAATGGTGAGGTCTACGATCCGGAGAAAGGTCTTGCTATGGCTATCACTAAGAAATGGTTCGGCAACAAGGGTAATTACTATAATAATATTAAGAAGTGGTTGCCTAAAGATATTTAATCCCTCCTTTCCTAGTTTGCAGGTGTCATCTGGATATTCTCTGGGTGGCACCTCATTGGAGGGTAGAAAGTGAGGATAAGGATGATATTTAATAACAGTGATTTTAATAGTCTTAGAGATTTATTTTGTAATGCTGTAACTAAGGTGTTTGGGGACTCGATGGCATTTCTTGATTTTCTTGAGAATGAGAAGTATTCCACCAAATACGATTGCTATTTAGATTATAATGGAGAGAATTATATTATTAACCGAGAAACTGGAGAATATATAAATTGGTATAAATTGGATCATATTGGAAGGTGCATAAATATATCAACTGACGGTATAATGAATATTCCTAAATGGATTGAGGATTTCCTAGTTGAATTTAAAGAAAGTGAGGAAGAACAATGTGGAAAATAGTATTAGGAATATGGGGATCGGTGGTAGTAGCAACAAGTGTGGCTTTATATTATACGCATGACATGAGATGCTTATGGTTTTTACTTATACCTTTATTTGTAAGCATTAAGGAGGATTAAATGAATATAGAAGAATTGATTAAATATTTGAATGACATGATGCTACTTTATGGCAATAAAGTTATATTAACTGTAACAGACGGTGAGACTGATTATGCAATAAAAAGTGTATCAGGAATAAGTTGTGCGAAGTATTTTACACCGCAAGATAAGGTTGCTGAAGTTATTATAAAAGTTGGCAGAAAGTGAGGAGAAAGATGAATGACAAAAGAAGAAAAGCAAAAAGCCATAGATGCTTTAAAAATATCGACACCAATTATGGCAATGACACAAGAAGAATTTAATGATTATATCCAAACACTCAATAAAGTAATTGATTGGTTAGAGCAGACAAGGTGGATACCAGTAAGTGAGAGGTTGCCGAATTTTAATGATATTGTATTAGCAAGTACAAATAGCGATTATGATGAATTAAGAATTGTTATGACAGTTTATAATGCGGAGAGATTTTGGTTTGATGGCAAAATAACAGCCTGGATGCCTTTACCAGAACCTTATAAAGAAAAGGAGGAAGAAAATGAATAAAGAAGGTTTTATAAAAGATATAACTAGGAAACTATATGAAAACATACAGCTTAACCAACAGGAGATTCATACAATTATAAGTGCTCTACGAGAATCAAAGAATTGTCTCCAGGTGCCTTATTATGAAGTTACATATCATGATGAATATGATAATACAGAAACAAGAATCATGAATTCTATAGATTATAAAATTATTCAAATGTCCAGTGGTGATTTTTTACAAGAAGACCGCTTTGATCTGAATTTCAGAAGAATCATTAGTGGAAGGAGAAACAAATGACTCAAAATAAAGTAGAGGTATTAGAATATGGTAGCGATTAAAGACATGGAAATGCCAAAGAATTGTGCGGAATGTAAATTGTTTCATTTTTATATTGATTTAAATGGTGTAACGCATTTCATTTGTAAATGTGAAAATATGGAAATGTGTGGGGATTTGAAAAATAAAAGACATGATTTATGTCCTTTAAAAGAAGCAATCTCCAAAGCCGACTACAAAGCTAGATTAAAGGCTGATATGGTGGATATGTTAGAAGAGTTTGATTTGAGATTAAGTGAGTACGAAGACGCGGATTTAATAAGGGCAGAATATATTAGACAGGATATTCAAGAGAAAATTTATGACCTAAATGCGGAAAGTGAGGGAACGAAATGATCACTATACTTGAAACAACATTAGGCGCAACAATGATATTTATCGCTTTTTTAATTTACGCAATTATTGCATCAACAACAGAGTATGACGAGGAGGATGAGAATGGGATTTGGTGATTTTGTCGAAAGCATGGAAGAAACTCCGCTCTGTTGCGAATTAAAACAGATATTAGATAAATGGTATGAATTTTATGTAAAAGATCCTAAAAAATGCATGGAGGAGATGCTGACGAGAGGAGGATCAAAAAACTATTTGTTTGCGCATTTAATGCTATTAGCGAATCTATATGAAAGAGAGTGATAAAGTATGAGCAAAGAAGAGAAGATACATGAATATGAAAATAAACGGTTAATAGATGAATTATCAAAGATGCCACCTATGGTATTAGCAACAGCATATCTTCATGCTATTAACTATACACTATACGGCGAAGATGTGACAGAAAAATGGGTAACGGCTATACAAAATACAAGTGCTTTAGAAAAAGCATACAGAAAAGGTTATTATGATGGCTCGCTAAGACAGGCAGAAAGTTATTGGATTCCTGTATCTGAACGATTACCGGAAGATTCAGATACATATATTGTAACTATAAAATCACATACAGAATCAAAACCTTATACTGATGTAGCTATCTATAACGCTGTTACTAAGCAATGGGAAGATGAGCCTTGTAATGAATATTATTTAATATCGGATATTACAAATGAGGTTATAGCCTGGATGCCTTTACCGGAACCTTATAAAGAAAAGGAGAAAGAATATGGCAAAAGTATTTGAAGTATGGCATACAGACCCTAATACTCTTAAGGATGAACGTTATGGAGAATTTGAGTTTCTTGATACTGCTTGGCAGGCTATCTGTGAAAACTGGTCTGATACTGACGGAGAGAAGTTCTATATCGTAGAGAGAATAAGTGACTTTGATATTGTTGATAAAGACGAAGAAGTTGATAATTGTTATGGGCTTGAAAAGCTTACTATAACTGTTAGAGATATGAATGCACTTTTAAATGGTAAGAAGCTATATACCCAGATAAATGGTGGTGAGTATGCTGTTGTGATTGATTATTCTGGAAATGACGATTAGGGAGAAGATCATGACTGATGAAGAGCAAAAAAGATTAAAGGAACTCACAAATAAAATGAGAGGTGAATTTGATATTTCTGGAAAAGAGCTTGAAGAATATTTGGTTCTCAATATTAAAAGAAAGATCGAGTTCCATTGCGGTGCTGATAAACCTTGTCCCGTAGATAATTGTGAAAATTGTCCTGATAAAAACAAGATATATATGAAAAATATTATGACAAATGAAGAGTTAAAAAGATTATACGAAGAGGAGGAATCTAAATGAAAGAGTATGCTATATGGGCTGCTGAGCAGATCCAAAAAGATTATCCTGGGCATGATTGGGAATTCTATATGTATCTTGTTACCGATACGAATATGTGCGAGAGAATAGAAAGATATTCTATGGAAGCTTATATGAATAGGAGGTAAATAATGACTGATAAAGAGAAAGCTGTAGTAATGGCTTATACAGGTGTTACAATGCTTGCTGGTGATAAGTTCAGTATATTCCATAAGTATGTAGAAGATATTATGGGAAGACCTGTATATACTCATGAAATGGGAGATCGAGAAACAGCTAGAAAAATAAAAGAAAAAGCATTACCAGATTTCTTAAAGATCTGTGGTGATGAATTTGAGGAGGATCAGGAAGGAACCTATTGGCAAGTTGAGAAATTTGGTATATCTTGTTCTTCTTGTGGAAGCTACGTAGCACTCAAATATGATGCTAGTTCAGATTCTATTAAACCAGAGGATGCATATTGTCCACATTGTGGTAAAAAATGGAAAGGAGAGAAAAAATGAGAGAAAGAACTTACAAACAGATCTATGACAGTCGCGACAGACGCTTATGGATTACACAGGTTGTAATTCCGCTTGCTACTTTAGGTGTTATATTATACACCAATGATAATGCAAGAAGAGAAATTAAGAATACAATTACCAAAACTAAGATGTTCGGATCAGCGGTTGTAAATAGCGCTAAAAACAATATTAGAATGTTGAACTTAAAGGAGGTCACGGATGTTAATAACTAAAGGACAATTTGGCTTAATCATTATTGCCGCTATTATATTAGGATTTGTACTTTGTTATATATTAGAGTGCATAGGATTGGCCCATATGGTAATAGGAACTATGCTTATAGACAGATCTAAAGCTATAGATATTTGCAGAATTGAGCTTGACAAGCCTATAAAAGGTAAACTTTGCATGTTTAAGATCAAATATGTTAATAATCTTCAGTCCGCAAGTGACACATATTCTATAATAGGAGGTGACGAAAATGGAAGACAATAATCAACCAGTAACAATCCAAGAAGTTATAGGGAATCGTATTAATTTGTACAACGATATTCTTGATGACACGGATGTTACATCTGAAGAACACAAAGAAGCATTCAGAAACTTTGCAAAAAGCACTGAACTGTTATTAGCGTGCGATAAGCAAACTAATGAGAATAATTTAGCGTGGGCTAAACATGATCTTGAGGTTAAGAGGGCAGAACAGAAGCCTGATAAATCTGAGATTAGAAAAGAAGTTATACGTTATGTTATTGATTTAGCAGCTATATTTGCGCCAATAGCATGTTCATTAATAAAGCAGAGTAGATCTCAATACTTCGCAAGTTTAGAGATGGACAAAATGTGCTATTATGAAGAGAATGGTACAATTAGAACATATCCCGGAAAAGCAGCATGGAAAATGGTTGAAAATGAAACCAAAAACAACTGAATAAAGAAAAGGGGCTTAGAGAAATCTAGGCTCCTTATTTTTCGCAAAATATACATACTCTATAATGAAGAACATCAACCAATTATATTATGGAGGTAAATAACATGAAAAACACAAAGAGATATTTGGCATTCTTAGCAGTAACAGCATTACAGGGCTATGGTACAGGCAGGATTTTAAGAGATGCAATGGATTCGAAAGATTCTAATGCAATCTTAGGAGCAGCTATTATAACCACAGTCGGTTTTGCTGCTAATTGCTATGCAGGTCACAAGATAAGTGAAGACATGGCAATCGAAGTAGTAGATAAGATTGAGGAGCTTCAGGAAAAGAGGAGACAGCGTAAAATTGAAAAAGCGACTAAGGTTTTAGAAGAGGTATAAAACTTAAAGGGCTAGTACAGAAATGTGCTGGCTCTTCTTTTTTCTTTTTGGAGGAAACTATGGATATTTTAAAACTTAAAGAAGAGTATGATGCAGGTGGAGATTTCGCTGAGTATGTAGATAAGTATAAAAAGAAGCATGGTATTGTAGATACTATAACTGCTCTAAAATCATACTTGGTTCAGAACTACTGGTTATATTTACATGGTCTTTTAAATGATCATGCGCAAATTGAACATACCTCTTAATAGAAAGGAGGTATTAACCATGTTAGAGAACCCTTATATTTTAGGAGGTATTTTAGGAATACTAATATACCTTGTAATTAAAGAGGCTTTTGAAGTTATACCAGAAATTATTGAAGATTTTAAAAACGGAAAATATTGAGTTGGGCTTATGCTCAGCTCTTTTTATTTTTGAAAGGAGAAAGTGATGAAACAGAATGCAGTAACAACATTCTTATCTAATGTGGGTAATGAATGCAAAAAGAACAGTCCGGCATTACTTATATTTGCAGGACTAGCTTCAATGGCAGCAACTGTTGTAATGGTATCGAAAGTTGCACCTAAAGCTGAACAAAGATTAATTGACAGTCGAAGAAAGAGATATTTGGAGTGGAAAGAGAAGAACCCCGAATACACACCAATGACCAAGAAAGAGAAGGCTCTTGATATTTGGGAGGATGTGAAGGCAGTAGCTCCGATCTATGCACCGGCAGCAGTAACATTTGCAGTAGGATCTGCATGTATTATTGGATCTTACAAGATCTCAACAGCACGTTTAAGTGCCATAACTACGGCATATGGAATAGCTGAGAATAAACTGGTTGAGTATCAGAAGAAGGTTATAGATACGATTGGTGAAGAGAAAGAACATGAGATACGAGAAAAGATCACTCAGGATCATATGAATGAAAAGGAAGAGAAAGATGGAATCCCAGAAGACAATTTGGCTATCGACGGAACTCAGTTGTGGTTCGATGATGTTTCGAAGAGATATTTTCGAGCCACTTTGCAGGAATTGTATGATGCAAAAGAACACATCAACGTCTGTCTCCAATCTGGACCAGTTAGCCTTAACGAGTTCTATTGTGTACTTGGAATCGATGAGGTTGAAGCTTTAGATATTTATGAATGGTCCGAAGGATCTAAGTTAGAATTCCGATTTGAAACGCATATGCTTAAGGACGGAGTGACTCCATGTACGGCTATATGCTATGACGTACCAGTTGGAGGGGAATACTACGCACGATATTAAAAAGTGCGCAATTCAAACAAGTTATATTATGAGAACATTAACCCAACATAAAAAAGGAGGAAATAGTTATGGGTACACTTAGAACATTACAGTTGATCGGAGCAGTAGCAAAGGTTATAGGTGGTTTAGCAGGTGCAGGTATAGGCATCTACGAAATCAATGAGATCAGAGCTAATAGCACACCGGCATTACCTGATAATGATCCTGAAGTGCAGTTGACTATAGACTGCGACGGAGAAGGGTTTAAGGAAGTAGAAACAAACAACTAAATAATGAGATGGGGCTGGTACAGAAATGTACTGGCCTTATATTTTTTGAAAGGAGATTTATATGGAAAACTATAGCAGTAGCTTGACAACTAGACAGGCTGTCGATCCTTCAGGTTTTCCTGATATTCCTAAGAAGGAAGAAAAGGCACCAGAAAAGAAAGTTGATCAGGTTGTAGATACACCGGCAATAGTTAAAAAGAAAAGCGGATTACGTAAATTTAAAGATGATTTCATTGAGTCTGAAGTAAGAGACGTCAAGGAGTCTATTTTTATGGATATTATTATGCCTGCAATAAAGAATACGATTGCTGATGGTATAAGTACATTCGTAGATATGATGCTATTCGGTGACAGTGGTCGTACTATACGCAATCAGAGAGGTAGATCACCGCGAGGTTATACGTCATATAGTAGTATGTTTGAATCTAGTCCGAAAAAAGTTCAGACTACTAGAACACGTATAGGAATGTCTATAGACGATGTTATATTAGGATCTCGTGTAGATGCTGAAAAGGTTGTAAGACATCTTTCTGATATTTGTGAGGTTTATGGCATGGCATCTGTAGCAGATCTATATGATCTTGTTGGTTATACTACCTCATATACAGATAACAAATATGGATGGCATGATATTTCTGGTTACTCTATAACTAGAGTTAGAGAAGGATTCTTATTGAATCTACCGGAACCTAAACCACTTGATATTTAGGAGGTATCTTATGGAGATATGGGAAATGAGAGAGCGCTTAAAGAAATGCCCTAAGTACGAATCACCTAATTGGAGTGTTAAAGTTGATTCTATGTCTGGCAATCAGGTAATAGCTATTTACAAATCATTTATTCAGAAAGATATGTTCAGACCAATCTCTAAAAAGAGAAAAGATATTTTTGGTGAACCATTCGTTAAGTTCACACAACCAACATTGTTTGATATTTTCCCTGAAGCTATGGGAAGGAAAGTAGAGGTAAAGTAAATGGGTTTTACGGAATTTAAGAACGATTTGCTTCTTAAAGCGGATCAGAACAAACCTGAGATAATGTTAGTTGCAGGTTTAATAGGTGTTGTAGGCGCTACAGTATTAGCATGCAGAGCAACACTTAAAGCAAAAGATATTATCGAAGAAAAGAACGAGAGACTTGAAGAGATCCAGGAGAATCTTAAAACTGTCGAATCTAAAGAAGATGGATCAGAAGTTAGTGAGGTTGTAGTTCCTGCAGAATCAAAGAAAGAGATACGTAAAGTATATTTGAAAACAGGTCTTAAGTTAGCTAAGGTTTATGCGCCTGCGTTAGCAGTGGAGACAGCAGCATTTGCTTTGTTGATCAAGTCTAATAGTGTTCAGAGAGATCGTTTAGCTGGTTTAACAGCAGCTTATATTACAGTAGATCAGGCATTTAAGAAGTATCGTGAAGCAGTAGTAGCTGAACTTGGAGAAGAAAAGGATCTGGAATTTAAGAATGGCCTTAAGAAACAGAAGATCGATGCTATTGTTGAAGATGAAGACGGCAATGAGTTAACTAAGAAAGAAGAAGGTCTTGTACTTCAGGATGGTCGTTATGTTTCAGAATATGCTAAATTCTTTGATGAATCATGTCCGGATTGGACTAAGAGTCCTGAGAATAATATGCATTTCTTGATGTTACAGCAGGCAGCAGCAAATGAGAAACTTAAGATCCAGGGTCATCTGTTCTTAAATGAAGTTTATGATATGCTTGGTATTCCTCGTACAAAAGCTGGTGCAGTTGTAGGTTGGTTATATCCAAGAGAGAGATTTGATAGTCTTGATCTTAATGGATTCGTAGACTTCGGTATATTTAATATGTATAAGCAGTCTAGAAACCAGGCATTTGTTAATGGTTATGAGAGATCAATACTATTAGACTTTAATGTAGACGGGTGTATCTACAATTATATTTGAGAGTGGGTTTTAGATAATAACGAAACGTTTGATAGGTATCCTTGGAATGATTGGTCCTGAGGGTACCTATTATATTTGAAAGAGAGGTAAAAATATGAATCAGAGATTTAGTGTATTTGGCTTCGGAGTAAGATTAGGAGCAGGTTTGGTAGTAGGATCATTTATAGGACTTGGAATGGTAGGTGCTGCTGGATATTTGGCGATGAAGCTTAGCCCTAATAAGAAAGAGAAAAAGGAGGTATCTGAAGATGTCAGAAGTGATTCAGAGTCAGCCGATTAATGATATTCCGGAATTCCTCAAGGAAGCTCCAAACTTCACAAAACCAGACGAGGAAGAAAAGCATCAGGAAAAGCTTATTGAGATAGCAAACGGTATGGACGAGAAAGATGCCGAAGTTATATCTCTTGCACTTGTTAGAAAGTATCCACTTATATTGCTATCAGCTATTGCAACTGAGATAAATGACCTTAAGATCTTAGAATCTAATTTGGTAAGTATGTCTCAGTCATTTGAAGGTAGGAGTATAATCCGATCAGGAAATGTTAATCCTGAATAAAATAGCAATATTATATTTTGCCATGACTATGAGCGTAAGCTCAATGTTCCCTCCTCCATACGTTGGTGGTCACGCTACTGCATATTGTGTTAGTGGTGTGACTGCCTCTGGAGAGGTTACTAGGAATGGTATATGTGCTGGTAAAAAAGAGTGGATAGGTAAGACAATTATATTGTATCAACGACTTCCAGACAATTCTGTAGGAGAAATGATCGGTATATACGAATGTTTAGACACCGGTGGTACAGATGGTATACGCGAAGGACGAGTAATAGATGTATGGTGTCCAGATATTGATTCATGCCAAGAGTTTATGAATCGTGTATATGAAGACGGTTGTGATGGTCGTTGTTATATTCAAATAGTAGATGCAAAGGGATAACAAAATGGCGGGTTTCAAAGAACGAAATGTTGGTTCTACTGCTGTGACTGCTACATGGGATCACAGTGTTAGAATCTGTTCAGAAAAATTAAATAGTCTAATGGAATCAGACGATGAACGTACTGTAAAAGCAAAAGAGACATTTAAGTCTAAACCTTATTACTGTAAGTTTATGAAAGGAGAAAAAATAAGTGGATAAACACGTGATATTTTTCTTTGCCATAGGTGCTGCTATAGGAGCAACTGTTACGTATTTTTACACCGTTAGCAAGGAAAGAGAGAAGAATGAAAGAGATATTGCCGAGTTAAAGGCATACTATAACAACGAATTTAAGGAAAAAATAGCTCAAAAACACGAAAAAACGGCTAAAAATGACGAAAATTCGCCAAAAATAGAGCTCCAAAATAGTAATGATAATTCTGAAAACCAATATGAGAAGGTTATTGAGTCAGTTAAAGAGGAAAATTCTTCTCCGGTTTTAAAAGTTGATCCTCCAAAAGAAAATAGAGTAATTATATCCGGTGACGAGTTCCTCGAAGATGACGAATACGATAAAGAAACATTATATTACTTTGAAGAAGATGAGGTTTTCAGTGATCCGGAATATGTTGTAGTGCCTGATGGTATTAATTTAGTAGGAAAGGAGAATTTAGACCATGTAGGTATGTTTGAAGATAATGTTCTCTACGTACGTAACGAGCTATTCGGAAAGGATTATGAAGTTATATTCCATGATCAAGCATACTCTGACGTGGCTGGTATTGATTACGAAGGAGATTAATGAATGGAGAATAGAGTAGTTGACAGGTATTATAGGTGGCTACTCAATTTTGTTTGTGATTCTGAGGAACAGGAATTATATTCTGAACTATTAGATCATTTGTTTTCAACTACGTTCGTACCGACTATGGAATTAGATGAAAATAGGGCCTCTTGGGGTGTTTCTTTACGAGATGAATTTGAAGATAATCTAGGATTTAATCGTATTGACATTGATATTGCTATGGGGCCCTGTAATGTTCTTGAATTAATGGTTAGTTTGAGTAAACAGATCGACAATGTATTGTACGATGATGCTTATGGCGAACGGTATAATAAATGGTTTTGGTATATGGTCAATAGTTTAGGATTAAATATTCAGAATGACTCCTTTGACGAGGGGATTTTTTATAAAATTATGGAAAAATTTATGTATCGTAAGTTCGAACCCGATGGTTTTGGGTCATTATTTTGGCTTCCAGGGTGCAATTTTGATTGCCGTCGGGTGCAAATTTGGGTGCAAAAATGCAAATTTGAAACAAATTTTATAAACAATGAAGGACTGTAAATTGAGAAAAATGGTCAAAAGGTGCAAATATTTGCACCCTGATTTCAAAAATGCACCCTCGATAAACGTGTCAACCATGCGGGTTTGCGGGTTTTTGGGTGCATTTTTGGATTTTTTATTAATCTATTTGTAGAAGTTAATTATATTTAAAAAGAGTTGAGAAAAGTCAAAAATGCACCCGCAAGTTTTTAAGGAGATATTATGGACTTCTTTACGATTAAAGAAAGAGTCCCAAAAAGAGGTGCAATTGAGATTTATCCGGATTTTAAAGTTGGAAAAAGAAAAGACTTAATGATTCGTGGTAAATCTTTTTATGCAGTTTGGGACGAAAAGAAGAACATATGGTCCACAGATGAGTATGATGTTTTTAAAATTGTCGATGAAGAACTGAATAGATATTATGAAGAGAATAAAGTAAGGTATGATTACTCGTACGTAGATATTAAGTACATGTCAAATTATAGTAGTAATGCTTTAAAGACATGGAAACAGTATCTCAAAGATTCTCCAGATAACTATAAACAGTTAGACAATAAAATTATATTTAGTAATACGGACGTAAAGAAAGAGGATTATTGTAGTAAGCGATTAGATTACCCGTTAAAGAAAGGAAGTATTAAAGCTTACAATGAGATAATGTCAGTTCTTTATGATCGCGACGAACGTCAGAAAATTGAGTGGGCTATAGGTGCTATTATATCCGGCGATGCAAAGAAGATTCAGAAGTTCTTAGTCTTCTATGGTGAACCGGGTACAGGTAAGTCTACTGTATTAGAAATAATACAACAAATGTTTCCTGGTTATTATAGTATATTTGAAGCTAAGGCTTTAGTTTCAAGTAGCAATTCTTTTGCGTTAGAACAGTTCAAGTCAAATCCTTTGATTGCTATTCAACATGATGGAGATCTAAGTAAGATTGAAGATAATAGTAAGTTGAATAGTATTATATCTCACGAAGAGATTGTCGTAAATGAAAAATTTAAAGCTCAGTATTCGATGAGAAGTAACTGTTTTATGTTAATGGCAACAAATAAAGCAGTTAAAATTACTGATGCTAAAGCTGGTTTAATAAGAAGACTTATAGATGTAAGACCTACAGGTAAAAAGATCGAAGCAGATAGGTTCTATGAGTTAAGAGACCAGATAGAATTTGAATTGGGTGGTATTGCATATCATTGTTTAGATATTTATGAAAAGTTGGGCAAAGATTACTATAACAAGTATAGACCAACAGACATGATGTACAAAACAGACCCTTTCTTTAACTTTGTTGAAGATAATTATATTCTGTTTGATGAGTATGATGGTGTTAGTTTAAAACAAGCATACAATTTGTATAAGCAATATTGTGATGAAACTAATGCTAGTTATATTTTGCAGATGTATGTATTTAGAGAAGAGTTAAAGAATTACTTTAAACATTTTGACGACACAAAGAAAATAGATGGAGTTCAGGTAAGAAGTTATTATTCCGGATTCTTAAAAGAAAAATTTGACAGAACATTTAATGCTACTGAAAAGAAGGAAACAAATAATTATGGTTGGATTGAACTCAAGAAGCAAGACAGTTTATTAAATGATATTCTTGGAGAAATGAAAGCCCAACCTGCAGAAGATGGTAAGCCAACTTGTAAATGGGATAATTGTTTAACTGTTTTAAAAGACATTAAACCTTGGGAAGTTCATTACGTAAAGATCGATGATATTCATCATATAGTAATAGACTTTGATCTCAAAGATGAAAGTGGAGAGAAAAGTTTAGAATTGAACATTCAAGCAGCTAATAAGTTTCCTAGAACTTATGTAGAAACCAGTCAGAGTGGAAAGGGATTACATTTACATTATATTTATGATGGTGATCCTGAAATGCTTAGTCGTGTATATGACGATGGTATTGAGATTAAGGTATTCACTGGTAATAGTTCACTAAGAAGGAAACTAATACTATGTAATGATATTCCGATTGCTCATATAAATAGTGGTTTACCTTTGAAAGAAAAGAAAGGAGATAAAGTGGATTTCAATGTAATTAAATCTGAGAGAGGTCTCAGGTCTATGATCGAAAGAAATCTTAAAAAAGAAATACACCAAGCTACAAAGCCTAGTATAGACTTTATATTTAAAATTGTAGAAGACTATTACATGGCTGGTAAAAACTATGATATTTCTGACATGCAGCCAGCTATTATAGCATTTGCTGCTCAAAGTAGTAATAATGCTGAATACTGTTTAAAACTTGTAAGTAAAATGCATTTTAAGTCAGAAGATATTTCACCTGCGGTGTATGATGAAGAAAAGCCTATAGCATTTTATGATGTTGAAGTCTTTCCTAATTTATTCTTAGTTAACTGGAAGTATGAGGGAGAAGATAAGACAATTGTAAGAATGATAAATCCTAGTCCTAATGATATTGAAGATCTTGTTGGAAAAGTTAGGCTAGTAGGTTTTAACTGTAGGAGATATGACAATCACGTAATGTATGCAAGAATGATGGGCTATTCAAACATACAATTATATTCTTTATCTCAAAGAATCATTAATTCTGGTAAGAAAGGATCTAGGGAAAACAATTGTTTCTTTGGCGAAGCATACAACATGTCATACACTGATATTTATGACTATGCAGCTAAGAAACAAAGTTTAAAGAAATGGGAAATAGAACTTGGAATTCACCATCAGGAATTAGGATTACCTTGGGATAAACCTGTACCAGAAGATATTTGGGAAAAGGTTGCTGAGTATTGTGATAATGATGTAATAGCTACAGAAGCAGTATGGAATGCTACACAAGCTGATTTCATAAGTAGAAAGATATTAGCATCATTAGCGGGTGGTACAGTTAATGATACTACTAATAGCTTAACAACCAAAATTATATTTAAGAGTGATCGTAAACCACAAAGTCAATTCTGTTACAGGAATCTGGCAGAACCAGTATTTAGTCTTGATCCAGATGTAAAAGAGTTCTTAGAAGAAACATTCCCTGAAATGATGAGTGAGAGACATGGATCTGCTGGATCATTATTACCATACTTCGAAGGTTATACGTTTGATAATGGAGTATCTATGTATAAAGGATATGAAGTTGGAGAAGGCGGTTTTGTATGGGCTAATCCTGGATTATATTTAGATCCAATAATTACAGATGATGTAGCATCAATGCATCCACATAGTGCTATGGCTGAATGTTTGTTTGGACCAGAGTATACTAAAGCATTCCGTGATATTGTGTATGGTCGTGTTGGTATTAAACACGAAGCATGGAACACAATAGACAAGATGCTTGATGGAAAACTTAAACCATTCATAGAAGATGTTAAGAAAGGAATTATATCTTCTAAAGCATTAGCTAATGCATTAAAGATAGCTATTAATTCAGTATATGGTTTAACAGCAGCTAAGTTTGAGAATCCTTTTAGAGATCCAAGAAACATAGACAACATAGTAGCAAAGCGCGGTGCTTTGTTTATGATCGATCTTAAAGAAGAAGTCGAGAAACATGGTGGTACTGTTATTCACATTAAGACGGATTCTATCAAGTTATTAGATCCTACAGAGGATATTCAGAATCTTGTAATTAACTTTGGTAAGAGATATGGTTACACATTTGAAATTGAGCATAAGTTTGAGAAGTTCTGTCTAATCAATAATGCAGTATATGTGGCTAAACTTGATATTTATGATGAGGACTGGATTTCTGATTGTAAGAAAGCTAAAGAGAAAGGAGAGCCAGAACCTACAAGATGGACTGCTACAGGAGCAGAGTTTCAGCATCCTTATATTTTCAAGACACTATTTAGTCATGATCCAATAACATTTGATGACTACTGTGAGACTAAGGAAGTAACAGGTTCTTTATATTTGGACATGAATGAGAATCTTCCCGATGTGTCTATGTATGAGAAAGAACTTGCCGATAGGATGAAGAATGATATTTCTTATCACAATCCAACATTACAGAGTTGTACCGATGAAGATCTAAAGAAAATTATTGAGGAAGGACATTGTTACAAGTTTGTTGGAAGAGTTGGTAATTTTGTTCCAATTATATCTGGAAAAGGTGGTGGAGAATTACTTAGAGAGAAAGATGGTAAGTATTCAGCTGCTACTGGTACAAAAGGATATAGATGGTTGGAATCTGAGGTTGTTAAAACTCTTGGAAAAGAAGAGGACATTGATATTTCGTACTATAGAAATCTGGTTGACAGTTCTATAGAGCATATAAGCGAATTCGGTGATTTTGAACAATTTGTCAGCTAATGAAAGGAGATTATATTATGGCTGGAGAAAGAAAAATTAAATTATTTGAGATACCAAATGCAAATCTGATTTTCAGAAACTTTTCTGGAAGAACAGATATTTTTGGTAACAGTAAGAGAACATTTGGTGTTAAGATCGAAAATGAGGAGCTGTTAAATAAGTTAATGGATGCAGGGTTCCTTATCAAGTATCTCAATAATGGAGATGATCCTGATATTCCGTGGCTTAAGTGTACAGTAAAGTTTGGCGATTACCCGCCCAAGGTATGGATCAAGTCTGGAAAAGAGAAGACAAGACTTACAGAGGATACTATTGGAATACTTGACAGTGCTGATATTATCGATGTTAAGTTAACAATATCGCCTTATGAATGGGAGCTTCCTACAGGTAAAAAAGGAGTTACAGCATATGTAAATGCTCTTTATGTAACAGTGGCAGTAGATAAGTTTGCAGAAGAATTCTTTGATGATGACGAAGATATTCCATTTGATTAATCAATAATGTTTAAGGGCATCGATCATTATGGTTGGTGCCCTATTATATTTGGATAAAACTATGAGTGAACTATTAGATGCTTCGCAATTGGAAGCAGTTTCAAAGACTAAGAATGGTTGCATAGTTTGTGGAGGTGTTGGTTCTGGTAAAAGCAGAGTTGGTTTATTATATTTCTTTAGAAAGAATGGAGGAGATTTAAGGCCATTCAAAGAAATGACTAATAAACAACGTCTTGTAATAATAACCACTGCTAAGAAAAGAGACTCTAAAGAATGGGAAGAGGAATTAGCTCACTTTTTGTTGAGTAAAGAGAATGATATTTCTATAGATTCTTGGAACAACATTAAGAAGTATAAAGATGAGGTTGGATCGTTCTTTATATTTGATGAAGACCGAGTAACTGGTTCTGGAGCCTGGGTTAGATCATTCTTAAAGATTGCTAAGAACAATGAGTGGATAATTTTATCGGCAACTCCAGGAGACAACTGGCAAGATTATGGTCCAGTATTTGTAGCTAATGGATTCTATAAAAACATTACTGAGTTCACAAGAGAACATATAGTGTTTAATCCTTTTACTCATTACAGAAAACCAGAAAGATATTTAGGTACAGTTCGACTAGAAAGATTAAGGAAAAACATTCTGGTTGATATTCCATATGAGAAGCATACAAAGAGTAACCATATAGAAATTATAGCAGATTATGATATTGAGAAGTATAAAAATACTTTTAAGAATCGATGGAACTATACTGATGACTGTCCTATAGAAACTGCTAATGAATTGTGTATTGAATTGAGAAGAATATGCAATACTGATATTTCGAGAATAGAAGCAACTTTAAACATTATTAAAGAAAAGCATAAGGTAATTATATTTTACAATTTTGATTGTGAATTAGAATTACTTGAGGAAATGTGTATTGTATATGGAATAGAATTTTCTGAATGGAATGGCCATAGGCACCAAGATATTCCTGAAGGAGACGAATGGGTTTATCTCGTTCAGTACAATGCTTGTGAGGGTTGGAATTGTATAACAACAGACACAATTATATTTTACTCACAGAACTATTCTTACAAGACAATGGTCCAGGCAGCAGGACGAATAGATAGGAGGAATACACTATTCACTGATTTATATTTTTACCACATCAAATCTAAGAGCTCAATAGATTGTGCAATCTCTAGGGCTTTAAAGTTAAAGAAAAAGTTTAATGAAAGAAAATTTGCAAGTTTTTAGACTGCGCAAAAAATTCACGTTGCATTATGAAGAGGGATAGATTATCTCTTTTTATATTTTTAGAAAGGGACTGAAAATGAGAGAATCAGCGTTCCAAGCCAATCTCAAAAAAGAAATTAAAACGAGATTAAAAGGCTGCATTATTATGAAAACAGATTCGTCGCAATACCAAGGTATTCCGGATCTATTAATTTTGTATAAAAACAAATGGGCCATGCTTGAATGCAAGAAAGATCCAAAGGCTTCTAAGAGGCCTAACCAGTCCTATTATATTTCTAAAATAAACAACATGAGTTTTGCAAGGTTCATAAATCCTGAAAACAAAGAGGAGGTTCTAAATGAACTTTACAGATCACTCGAATCTTGAAGGCCTGCATGCATTTTTGGGAGCTTCTAAGTATCATTGGATTAACTATTCGGAAGATAAGTTAATTGAAAGCTACAAGAATTATATTTCTGTATTCGAAGGAACAGAGACACATGAATTCGCAGCTACATGTATACGAAGAAGACAAAAGTTACCAGCTGTTAGACAAACATTAAACATGTTCATTAATGATGCAATAGGTTTCAAGATGACACCTGAGCAACCATTATATTTTTCAGAGAATTGTTTTGGTACTGCAGATGCAATTTGTTTCAGAAAGAATCAGCTTAGGATTCATGATCTTAAGACAGGTAAGATACCAGCACATATGGAACAATTAATGGTATATACTGCATTGTTCTGTTTAGAGTATGATTACAAGCCATCAGATATTAATACTGAATTAAGAATCTATCAGTCCAATGATATTTTGGTAATGAAACCAACAGCTGAGGACATAGTTCCGATAATGGACAAGATAATTACATTTGACAAGATTATTGACAGATTAAAGGAAGAGGAACTTTAAAATGAGCAATGATATTTATGAAAATTCATTAATGCATTACGGAACACCAAGACATTCTGGAAGATATCCTTGGGGATCAGGAGAAAACCCTTATCAGCATGAGCAATATGGTTTCTTGTCTAGATATAGGGAACTGAAAGACAAAGGACTTTCTGAAAAAGAAATGTCAACTGAGATGGGAATGTCTATTGCTGATATGCGTAGAAACTATTCAGCAGCTCTTAGTTATGAAAAAGCAGCAATGAAAGCAAGAGCTATTAAACTGAGAGAAGAAAAAGGATATTCTTATAGGCACATTGGAGAAATGATGGGTTTACCGGATACCACGATTGGTAACTGGTGTAAAGAGAAAGATCAACAGCAGGAAAAGATAGCAGATACAGTAGCTGATATTCTCATGAAGAATGTTGATGAGAAAGGTTATATAGATGTCGGTTCTGGAACAGAATTAGAGATGACAGATCTTCTTAGAGCTTCTGGAAAAGATATTGGTGTATCAGCAGATAGAATGAGAACTGCAGTAAAGATAGCTGAAAACAAAGGTTATGTATTGCAGAAGATACATGTTGAACAGATTACCAATCCTGGTAAGTATACAGACATGTTAATCCTTGCTCCGGCAGGAACAACAAAGAAAGATATTTGGGAACATGTAAATGATATTCATTCTGTATCTGAACATTTGAATCCTGTAACACTTAAAGTTAGTGATTTAAAGAGACCTGAATCTATAGATTCTAATCGTGTTTATATTCGCTATGCTGAAGATGGTGGTAAAGACAGAGATGGAACTATAGAATTAAGAAGAGGCGTCAATGATATTTCAATGGGAGGTTCTTCTTATGCACAGGTTCGTATAGGAGTAGATGGAACTCACTATATGAAAGGAATGGCTTTCTATAGCGATGATATTCCTAAAGGTTATGATATTGTTTACAACACAAATAAAAAGAAAGGTACAGATCCAGGAGATGTCTTTAAAAAGATGAAAGATAATCCTGACAATCCTTTCGGTGCAACAATAAAAGCCAATGGTCAATTATTATATTTAGATCCAAATGGCAAATACACAAATGAACAAGGAGAAAAATGTTCATTAGGTGTTGTAAATAAGATAAAAGAAGAGGGCGATTGGGATCATTATAAGAAATCGTTAGCATCTCAAATGCTCTCGAAACAATCGGATCAATTGATAAAAAGACAGCTTAATTTGTCATATGCTGATAAAGAAGCTGAGTATGATTCGATAATGTCAGTTACAAATAAAGAAGTAAGAAATAAGTTACTTCAGGAGTATGCTGATAATTGTGATGCAGCAGCTGTACATCTTGATGCAGCAGCATTACCAAGACAGACAACAAAAGTATTGTTACCAATTCCAAGTTTAAAAGACAATGAGATATTTGCACCAACTTACAAAGATGGTGAGACAGTATGCTTAATAAGATATCCTCATGGTGGTACATTTGAGATTCCTGAATTAATTGTTAATAACAAAAATAAGGATGCAAAAGATATTATTGGTAACAAAGCTGTTGATGCTGTTGGTATAAATGCTAATGTTGCATCTAGACTTTCTGGTGCTGATTTTGATGGAGATACAGCACTTGTTATACCTTCTAATGGACCTAATAGTAAAGTAAAAATTATATCTCAAAAAGACACACCTTTAAAACAGCTTGAGGGTTTTGATCCAAATATTTATGAAAAATATGATGGAATGAAAGTACTCACAAAACAACGAACTCAAAATGAAATGGGTGTGATATCTAACTTAATAACTGATATGACTTTACAGGGTGCAAGCGATGATGAATTAGCAAGAGCTGTTAAACATTCAATGGTTATAATTGATGCTAATAAACATGAGCTCAATTATAAATTATCAGAAGAACAGAATGGAATTAAAGCACTTCATAAAAAATATCAGGGAAAAGTTCAAGGAGGAGCAGCAACTTTATTATCAAGAGCTGGATCACATAAGGCTGTAGATGATATTAAGAGAAGCTATACTCCAGATCCTGAAACAGGTGAATGGCATTATGAAAAGACCGGTAAGACACGTACTGATATTTTAAAGAAGACTGTAAAAGAAAAAGACACCATTACCGGAGAAGTTATAGAGAAGAAGTATTATATTCGTAAAGATGGTGGATTAGATCCTGAGTATGTTAAAGGTACAGAATACTTAACTAAGGAAACACCTAAGAAAACACGTAAGTATTCTCAAATGATATTAACAAATGATGCTAGAACATTGATATCTGATGCACAAACTTCTCAGGAAATTGCTTATGCTGAATATGCTAATAAGCTTAAAGCTCTTGCAAATAGGGCTCGTAAACAATACTTTAATGATAGAACTACAGAAAAAGTAGATAAAGAAGCCCAAGCCAAATATGCTCTTGAAGTAGCATCACTTAAAGCTAAACTTAATAATGCTTTAAAGAACAAACCAAAAGAGCGTAAGGCACAGTTGTTAGCTAGTGATAGAGTAAACAGACTTAAAACCAAAGACATGTCTAACGATGATATTAAGAAATTAAAAGACCAGTCAATGGTGTTAGCTAGACAACAAGCAGGAGCAAACAAGAAAGATGTACAAGTTCAGATAACTGAAAGAGAATGGGAAGCCATACAGAATCATGCTATTAGTGGAACAACTCTTAGAGCTATTCTTAATAATACTGATACTGATATTTTAAGAAAGATGGCAACACCAAAAGATTATGCAACAACTGTAACAGAAGCTAAAGCAAATAAGATGAAACGAATGGCAATGTCAGGCTATACATTAGAAGAAATAGCAGAAGCTACTGGTTTCTCACCTTCTACTATAGCAAAATACATAAAGTAATATTGCTGATATTTTGTATCTATAGTATTGCTGATATTTTGAATACCATTAGCAAAGGTATGTGTATTGTCTAGTACATAATGATGATATTTTTAGTACCAAAAATGTGCTATAGAGTAAGTATTATTGATGATATTTTTAATACCATTAGAAAAGGTATGTGTATTGTCTAGTACATAATGATCATATTTTTAGTACCAAAAATGTGCTATAGAGTAAGTATTATTGATGATATTTTTAATACTAAAAATGTCTTATAAGATTACTATAGAATGAATTCAATACTATGATGATATTTATACAAAATATAAATCATAGAATATAAAAACAGCTATTACTATATGATGATATTTAGGAGAACAGCATATGGCAAAAGAATACATGCTATCAACTGTTGATAATCCATGGAATCCATTTAAGAACTTTGATGAATGGTATGAATTTGATGTGAGTCATTCTTACAATACTTTAGCATACGTTGCAAGGATTGCTAACACTAATTCAGACATGGACGACAGCACATACACGAAAGAAGTTAACAAAGCTATTGATGATATTTTGAAATACAATCCGTTACCAATTTACATTCGTGTTTCAGAAGACACAGACATTAGCAAGATTCATGATGGTATTTTGAATACTAATTCTATTGAAACTAATAGTCTTAGCGAAGTACATTCATGATGATATTTAGGAATTAGTTTTTAAGGGGGAGGGGGTCCCTGCAAGTCATACCCCCTCTTTTAT